ACTTGTGTCAATACCACGAGGACGAATGCCATATGCGTCCTTGTACATATCCCAAAAAGTAGTCTGAGCTTGCTCTAAGTCTGACAACTCTTCCCAACTTTTAAACTGTTCCATTTGTGGCTCCTTATTTCTTACTATGTTCATATTATAGCAAATCGGTAATTATTGGTCAACCAACACGCGGTGTTGTAATTAAACAACACCACGCACGTCTGTGTTCAAGTTGGGCTTGTGCTCACGGATCAGTTCACGCTCTAACTTGTGAGCTTGTGTTTTGCCACGCACAACATCCACGACCACCAAGTTAAATGTGTCCACACCACGCTCACGCATGCACTCGTACAGGGCCCAGGATTTGTCTTCTGAACGTGAGCGATATACGTGCTTGTTGAAACGCACTTGAGCACTCTTGTTAACAGTAGATTCAGTCTTGGCAGTAACGCCAATATAGAAGTCAGCACCGCTTTGCAACATATAGATGATGTGCGTACGATCGGTGCGCTTTTTACGTGATTGCTTTTTAAGTTCCATACAAGTATTATAGCAAAATGGCATATTTTGGTCAACCAAAAAAGTGTGGCAAAAAAGCCACAAAAATACGGTAATACTTGAGTATTATTGGGGATTATCGATAATATTATCGGGATTATCCACAGGAAATACCCTTGAGAAACTTGTCAATATCCCCGTATAATGAATACATGGTGGCTTCTTTACTACCAAATAATAATAACTTTGGTTTTTTACCAAGAGAAATATAATATGGACAAGTGAGTTTTCTATCCAGAGTTAATAATCGTCCAGGTATGGAGGGCATACTTGGCGGAACGTCAAACTCATAATGCTCAATTTTTAACAAACTAAAAACAAAAAAGCCTTCGGTTGTTAGTCGCAGGCCTGCATCTTTGTCGGGATTCTTCCACCACTCTTGCATGGCTTCGTCGAGTGTGAGTGCTATATCACTGTGAAGCTGTTTGATTAATTGTTGAGTTAGTATGATCTTATTGAGCATTGGGGAACACTCGCGCCCCTTGCGTCAAGAGCACAACTGTGAATTTGTCAGTCTTGAATTGCGTGTTGAGTTTACGGGCCAAGTTGATTGCATGTCCAGGATTTGAGAAGCTGACCTTCTTGTACTTGGGTCCTGGATACTGTGTGAGCATGTTTGACGTTTTAAGGTTAATAGGGTTGGTATCATAAAATACCGCCCACACACCTTCAGAAGCCAACACTTGCTCGGTCTTGTAAGTTTGTTTATTGGTGTGCTCAATTAACACACTGGGTTTTGGTCGACTCATCATTAAACTCCTACATTTATTTATCACAAAACATAGGGAGATCACATTCTCAGCAGTGCCCAAAACTCAGGGTGCGCGGCGGCGTAGCTTTGATCAGCGGCTCGATCATACTTTTCAACATAGTCAAAAAACTCAGTGAGATTGTAATTGTTCTGCGGTTGTATAAACTTCTCTACAAAGTCCAACTGTGGGTGTGTTGCTAACTTTGCAACAATTGCATCTCTTAATGTACTGGGCAATTCATGTGCAGAACAACTGCCCATGCCTGATCTGTAAGGACCATAGTTTATGGGCCATCTAGGAAAATTCTCTCTAAGAAAATCATCCAGTTCTTTAAGATAGTATATGTTCAGCAGACTGTATGTGGGGTGAAATCCCAAATGCATGTTTACACCACAATTGTCTTTGAACCATTGCAGGTTTTCCAACACAGAAGCCCACTTTGCACCTCGACGTTGATATTCAAATCGTGCGCCCATGTCGTCAATGCTGAAAAACAAGTTTACGTTTCCACATTGTTTTAACAGGTTCCATAGTTTGCTGTTGGGAATAACAGTGCCATTGGTAAACACAATCACCGAAATTTCTTTGAGATTTCTGTGCTGGCTTAGGTTATAAAAGAAGTCAGTGTATCCTGATTGTAGAAATACTTCGCCACCTTGCAACTGTAGTGTGGTGATGTTGGCAAACCACGCAGGATCATTGATCACTGGCCGTTCGCGGCTGCGATAAAGTGGAGAGTCGGCCCAGGAAACGTTGTTTATTTTTTCCCAAAGCGGTACCCAGTTTGTGCTACTGTGTGGATCACAGATGGCGCAGGATAGATTGCAAAGATTGCCAAGATTCAAATCCACATGAGATCCAAGAGCTAACTGTTGCCCTGGTCTTACTCTTGACATGGCTTCGGTCCTGCCACCACTGCCCACAGTAGATTCAACTCTGACACAATCAGTACACCCGGAATCAATCCGGCCGGATAGATTATTTTCTCTCAACTGCTTGATTTTGATAGAATCATTATAGGTATCAAATATCTTGTTGCTGTCTTTTATGTTCAATTGATTCAACGGGCTTCGATCAGCAAAACAACAAGGCTTAACCACAAACTCATCATTGACTTGCAGAACAAACATGCGTTGCCACAACTCAGGGCAATAGACACCGTCGTCGGATTCAGGAACCTTGATCAAAAAGTACCACCTTGAATCTCAACTTGTATGACTTCTTCTTTGACTTCGGGCGTCTGATGAAGGCGTACCAACTCTGCCAACAACCGAGTAATGTCAGCATGTAAATCTTTGGCATCTCTCATGGGCATAGTAAAATCTTTTTGCCCTCTAGACTCGTGTGCTTTGACACTGTCGATAAAACGATTGATATGTAAGCTCATGCAATTACTTATTTAGATATTGTGACAAGTTAGGTGGCTCCCAACCTAGTGGTTTGAGAACTTTGCCGTCTTCGCGCTTACGAACTTTACCTGTTTCAGAATCAATTTTAGCAAAGTTTGTACGCACAACTTCTTTCCACGCACCTTCTGCATCAGCACCTAGAGAATGAATAGCACCAATGGTCACAACCAGAATGTCAATTAATGCATCAAGCTGTTCAATTGAATCACCTTGTGCCACTGCGGCGTTGAGTTCTGCACTCTCTTCAGAAATAAGATCGCGATATAGGTTGTATTGTTTTTGATTGAATTTGCCTACAGTTTGATCGCAGGCCAGCATGAATTTTTCTTGATCACGAAACGGATTTGTCATTTGCTTCTTCTTTGGAGTGAAAAGGTCCTTGATACTTGTAACGTTCAAGTACAATGAGTTTGGGGTTATGAACAGGTTTCCAGTTGCGATGTTGCTTGACCATATACCATCCAGCGGCAAACCACGATTTACTTTTGTTGTTTTTGGTAAACAAGGGTAGCTTGTGTTTGACATCCCAAATGGGATTGTATGTTCTGCATCCGGTGCTGTAACCATGTACCAGATCTGCCGCTGGTTTGGTTACTTTTTCAGCTGGCTCAAATTCCACATTTTCACGTTTGCGCAACATGGGAATGGTCTTGTACAACCCAACCTTGTTTTCGATTGTGATTTGGTAACCATCGTTAACTGCTTGAATGTTACCGATCTTCTGGTCATCTTTTTTCAAGATCCAATACTCGTTATCAACTACTGGTTTGGCGTGTATCATTTAATACTCCTTTGTATGTTTCGTTTAACCAACGTCCAAATGACTCTGCTGAATCACTGCACTTGGTTAACTCATATCTGCCACAGAACTTGAGAAAGTGACTGCCCACTTGTCCCACATCCTTGTGACTGATTTGTTCCCGGATCACAGCGTCTACTGTGGCCTTGACCGCATCCGGCTGTGCGGTAAGATCGATTAATGTACGATTACGTTCATAATCGTCTAATACTCTGTGCTCCTCGCCATTATGGTCAGACCAACGCTGAAGCATCATGTTGTTCCACGAATATCCTCGCTTGTCTCTGTCGGCAAAGGCCTCACGGAGACCAACTTTATTCTTTGTCCCTTTTTCACGAACTCCTGGATAAGCAGAGAATACGTTGTCTGATGTGTCACCACGCATGCACTTCTCAAATAGTAGCCAGGCCGGATCCGGGATGGTTTTTGGTTGTTTAGTTTTTTTATCTGTAACAGGCTTACCCTTGGCATCAAATATGCCCTCCAGTGTGATCAGTTCATCTGTAATGCCGTTGTATTGTGTGACGTTAGGTGCCACCAACTGCACAAAGTCTGTGTCTGAGCTAACAATTACGTGATCGTCTTGGGGGTGTAATGATATCCAACGTGCAATGATGTCATCTGCTTCGGCTGTTGCGCAACGAATAACACTGCAATTGGTTCTGTCTGACAAGTATTTAGTCAGGTTGTCATAAGTTTCCCAAAACAGCTTGTCTTCTTCTGCTTCGTCTTCGGTCATTTTACCACGTGCCACAGCACGGTTTTTCTTGTAGGGCTCATAGTAGTCTTTGCGCCAGCTACGCCCTTCCAGTGCAAAAACCACATGATCTGCTTGAAAACGCTTGGCTACCTTGTTGGCAGCCATCATTGTGACGTGTAGCGCAAAACCTAGTTTGGTCCAAGTGTCACTGGCTCTGTGGGCACCGTGACGTGCTCGGAAAAACATGTTGGCTGTGTCAATAAGTAGGTATTTCATCGGGTCTCAATAGTTGGTTGCGTTTAATGTATTGTAACACATATTCCGCCCAATAGCAATGGGCATCTGGCCCAAAATGCCAACTATCTGGATTAACCGTTTTGAATCCGTTGTTTCTCAGTACCGAATTGTAAGTCATTTCGGCAGCATATGGATGCATGTAGCTGGACCCCCACGCTTTTTGGTCTGCAATACCATCAAAATGGTTGTTGCCGTTAAACATCACATGCCGAATTTCTTGTGCTTCCAGTTCCTTGTGGAACTCCCAAATTTCATCATGGGCACGTTGTCTGCACTTGTCCCAGTCCACATCAATAATAAACTTTTTGTAACGCTGTTGCAGTTCTTGGGGCACTTCGTCTATACCACTAGCGTTTACTTGAAGGTCTTCACCGTTGTGCCACCACTCTTCTCGTTCCCATGTAGTCCACTGTATTACCATAAAGCAATCTTCAACAGCATCAGGATTGGATTTAATCCATTCACGTGTGGTACGCACGATGCGGGCGTTTGAACATCCTGCCTGGGCATCTAAATATAGTATAGAATTTAGCCAGTTAGCTAATTCACAACCAAAGCTAGCACGTTCATTGTCGGGGTGTGGCTGCCGCCCTAGTCCATAAAACAATCCGTCATCCATGGCCCAGGCATGTGGATTTACCGCTTCGGCTGCTGCCGCATGACTATCTCCGTTAACGTACAGGATCATAAAGTTGGTTTTCCTCTATGTGTTTGATCATCTTATCAGCCCAGTCGGCATGTGCTCGTGGTTCAAAATGCCACCATCCAGGAGTTACTTCTTTGTAACCATTTTCCATGGCCCAGAACGCATAGCTCTTGTACAGTTCGTAAGGCTCATAATAACATCCGTTCCATGCATTAGTTCTTGCATCTGGATCCATGTATCTAAATGTACAAAAGGTATTGAAGAACAAGTGAGGAATGCCTGCTTCCTTCAAGTACTCGTGCATGTTAAAAATCTTGTTGTGCCAGTAGTAGCCCATTACACGCCAATGTTCCATGCTTTTCTTAACAGTGTCTCTCCAGTAGTCATATCTCTGTTGGAACTGCTCGGGCATGGGATCCATACCAACTCTAATGCTATTGACCTGGTGCATACCACCGTCGTACCACCATTGCTCGCGCTCGTGATCGGTCCATCCAAGCACAACCAAATCGGGTTTGGGATTTGTACGAAGCCACTGCATGGTAGTATCATAAATGTAGTCGTTGCCAGCACCACTTAAACTCAGATCGGTACACTCGGCACCAAAATGTCTAACCATGCAATTGACCATGCTAAGACTACGATCCTCTAGTTCTTCCCCTTTAAGGTTGGAGTCACCATTAAAAAATATATGCATCACGCTTCTTTCCGTATTAATGCTTTTGCTGTTTCTGCTTCCGCAACTCGTTTTCTCAAACTGCTAGAACTAAAGCTATGGTCACGCCTATTAAATATAACCATTATACCACGACCAGCACCTTCATTACGGCCTGTAAAGTTTTTATCTTCATATTCAGTACCCAGGATGCGAACATCTAATGGTAGTATAAGCAACAAGTCAATCAAGTCTTGTTCAGTTTGATATACAACAACTTCGTCAACATAGCGACAAGCCGCAAGTTGAATCTGTCGTTCTACGATACTCTGAATAGGTTTATTCTTGGTATCAGGTCTATCAATTGTGGGATCAGTTTGTAACCCACAAATCAAGTAATCGCAATGATTCCGTGCTTCACTTAGCATGGCAACATGGCCTGCATGCAACATATCAAAGGTTGAGAATGTGATACCAATCTTTTTACCTTGTGCTTTTAGTTCTTTGATGTGATTAAAAATCATGACACTTCACTCCTGCCATTGCCGATGTCTTTGCTTTGTACCCAGATACCTGAGTTCTTGATTGCTTGCTCTTGTTCCCAAGTTTCCATCACAACATGTCTGCACACATTCTGAAACCACTGGTCCACAATGTCAGCATCAACCTTGCCTTGATATCCTGCCTTGATTAGTCTAGCAACAAAGATTTCGTTCCAGTCAAGTTCGAATGCACCTTGATGCAAGTTATCAAGGTCTACATCCATGCCCAACACAGCCACATAAGGCTCACCTGCTTCGGTAGCCAATTGTTTAGCAGTCTTTTCGGGTGCTTTGGCTTTGGGCACTGTCGGTGCTTTGGCCTCTACAGGCTTCTCTATCTTCTTGGGTTTTAAAAATCTATCAAATATTCCCATCATTTGCCCCAACCATTGCCCCAAAGGTCAACGTGTA